AATGATCCAGGTGCATATGAATCTAAGTATCTTATGTGTTCCGCAATTAAATCAGTTTGTGCGAATACTTCAGTATAAAAACCATTTAAGAAATCATGGTATTGTGAGAAGTTTGGACCTTCAATGTTCCAATGATAGTTGTGTGACTTCAAATACAACGCAAAGTTGACCTAAAATTACTTTAAGTTGTTGTATTAGTTGTTCCATAGTAATCTATTTATTATCTCTAATTTGTTTAAGTAATTCTGCGGTTGAACCAACAAACACGGCTTTTTCTACTGTAATGTTTCCACGATTAGATGCATTATCTAACTGTGGTTGTAAATCTTTTTTTCTTTTCTGTAACTCAAGCAAATCTTTATTCAAATCTGCCATTGTCTTCATAAGACCAGCAACAACTTCATATGCTCTTGGATGTTCTGACTCTTTAGATACTTGCAATAGATTATCTACAGCGACACTACCTTTATCTATCAAATCTCTAATGTTTCTACGAGCATATTCGGTATCTGTTTCAACAACATCTTCAGATTTAACTGGCACAACTTCAGTAGAAGATACAATCTCAACATTGGTTGCAATAGGATCCACATCAAATAACTCTGATAATTTTTTGTCTGTCTTGTTCATAATAAAGTTTGTGGCCATTCTGTAAATGTTTCTTCAAATCCATAAGGACCATTTCCGTTGGCATTTGGTGGGTTAGGTGTTATAACAATCGCAACCGCTTTTGTTGGTGAAGTATCAATGCTAGAAATTGTAAATGTTGAATTTGAATATACACCCGTTACTTTATCATTTGCTTGAAGTAACTTATTCAAATCTGTTAAAACTAATACACCAGTTGAAGTGTTACTAAAATATAAAACTTTGCCAGTAACACCTCTAGAATCTACCGTAATTGTTTCGCCTGTTGTATAAACACCACTACCTGTGCTGTAATTTACATAAACTTTTTGTGCATCTAAATTAGTTGAATCGGTATATATGTTAACATTAGCTTGTGTAATCATTTTACCAGTTGGTACTTTAACTGGTGGCCAAATATATGCCTTTGCGGTAAACGAAAGATTCCAAATGATTAACCTTGTATTCATAAAATCACCTTCATAATCTACTTCAGGTGTAACTGAATTTAAGATTACAGGCATATCATATGTTTGATCCATAGATGCAATAAAATCCATGGTGATTGTAAAATCTGGTGTAAAGAACGGTAATATTTGTTCTAGTATTTGTGTACCATCTTCTGTATTACGAACATATATTGAAAGACTAAAATCAAAATTGTATGGTATAGGTGCATACTGTGTTTTAAAAGAACCGGAACTAAAACCAAAATTCTGCATTGTGGTTTGTTGTTTTCTGCCACTATCATATGACATACCATCTAAGTTAAAACTCATACGTGGTACAGTTGTAGCGACTGATTTGGTTAAAGATGGATCACTATTAATACGAACCAAATACTTTTCTTTTGCACCATAGTTTAATGGCACTTTTGTTATTTCATGTGCAGTAGCTCCATCTTTTGAATAACGAGTTAGTAATATGTCGTTAAACATGGAACCAAAACCAACAACAATTTTGCGAATGGTGCGATTATAAAAATGTGCGTTACCTAGCATTATGCTTCACCAAAAGGGTTAGATTCTGTAAAGTCAATAGTATCATCGGCTTCACCTTCAATTCTATTATTATCAACAACATCTTCAAATGCATTGTCCATTGTTGCAGTATCAGAAGTCGCACTAACATTCCATATTGCGTTACTTGTATTGCCTTTAACTGTAGTAGAGGTTGCAAATGTTCCTGTGGTGCGATAGATGAACAATTGAGAACCTGTAACATAATTATGAACAGTTGATGTTGCTGTTGCGTATGCTAAATTAGCACCTTGATAAACTATTTCATCAGGTAAGAATACTCCTGAACCACCAGCAGCCAGAGAAAGTCTTGTTCTTGGATAAGCATCTCTAATTTGACCATCAATTTCTGCATTACCTGTGAGTACAAGCTCGTTAGAGAATACCCATTGTTTCAGTTTCAATGCATACACATAAACATTACCACCACGACCACGGCCTAATGTGTAATACATCGCTTGATTGTTTTCATGCTCTACAAAAGTAATCTCAAAGAAATTTTGTATCAATGGAACATAAATTAAATCACCTTCATTTGGCCGAGTTTGATTTACAGTAAAGGCAAATCTACGGCGAGAAACTAACATAGTTAAATCATCACGAATTTCAAGCCCAAATTTAGACATGAAATCGCCTTCACCTTCCATACCTGTAACATCTTCAAGGTACATCTCAAGTGGATATGCAGATGTATATTCTTTTAATGGGTCTTCACCATAAATCATATCAACTACATCACCTGATGACCTAGGCATGTAATATACATCCATGCCATAAATTCCCATAGCCTCAATGACGAGGTCTTCCACCAGTAATTGCTCACTGGTGATTTGATTTGCTGGAAAATTATTAAAGTATAGATTCGTTGCCATTCATTATCAACCCATCATTATTTCGGTTGGCAATGCATTAACAACATACATTTCTTCTTCAAGCTCTTTTATTTCGGCAATAGCTTCATCATATATTTGTTGGCCATTTAATGTTACACCACCTGGCATTTGTATGCCACCAAACTTTTTCAAATTAGAACCCCATTGCCTTTTGATTAATGCAGTACCATATTTTTTTAGATATCTATCATTATAAACATCAGAGTTACCAGCGATAGTTGCTGTTGTATTTGCGGCACTATTAGCAAAAGGACCACGAATCGTAATAGAGGTTGGTGAATTGATTGTAGAAATTTGAACTTCATCAACACCATTTAATTTGATAAAGTCATTCTCCATGAGTTCTTGGTCAAATGTTGTACCAAAACCTGTAAGTGTATTTGAAGCCGCACTATAAGTCATAGTGCCTGTTAATGATACAGTATCAGGTACAAGTTTACGATAACATTCCACAACAACATATTGACCAACAAGAACATCTCTTGTCCAATCAATATCAAGAAATACTTTATTCTGATGACGGTTAAATCTAAATTGTGGTGTACCAGAGAACAATAAATTCAATGTACGGATATGTTGCATAGTAATTTCATATGACACATAAGACACGGATGTAAAGTCATAAAGGTCATGTAAACGCAATTGATAACGCAAATCAAACATATTGATTGATGCATTTGATTGGTCAAATGGAAATATGCCAGTTACAAATGATACAACATCAGGTGCATAAATCCAACGGCGATTAATATCCTCTGCCGTAATTTGATGCTTCATATACATTTTTTGTTGGCCATCGTAGTGATAGTCATTCCAAAATGATAATGCTTCATCAATACGGTCATCAACTTGGTCATCATCCACGTTAATTTCAATAACGGGAAAACCAAGTTCTCTTAAACAGTATGCTTTGTATTGTGCTCTTGTTGCTGGTTTTGCCATATTTTATCCTAAAGCGATTGCAAATGCGATAGCACTTGGGTCAGTTACTACTTGAGTTGTTACAACATTAATCCTACCATTTGAAGTAACTGTGATGACAGGGTAATGACTTGAATTTCCATAAGTTTGTGATGGAGAAATTATAATGTTTGTTACATCGGTATTAGCTGCAGCGAAAGCTGAATTAGCATAAAGAGAAGCACTATTAGCCAAAGACCTAGCGGTATTGTCAATCGCAGCACCACCAGAAATAGTGTTTGCAAAAGCAAATACCACATTAGCATGATTAAAAGCTGAATTGGCATAAATGCCTGCCGAGTTAGCGGTTGAGAAGGCAGAGTTGGCGTAAGCAGCGCCAGTATTTGCGGTAAACTGTCTTGAACCATCTGCAAACTCAATATAGCCACCACTATTCGCAACAAATACATTTGAATATATTACATTCGCACCACTAATTATACCACCAACGCCAGTTCCAATTGTCAAATTACCTGTTATTGTTCCACCAGTATTTGCATTGATACTATTATTAGCACGAGTGAAAGCACCATTTGCATAAGATGCAGCTGAGTTAGCTACATGAGTTGGAGTATTGGCTACCAAGAAAGCTGCATTAGCGTAACTAGCACCAG